TCATAATCCGCGTGTCGGGGGTTCAAGTCCCTCTCCCGCTACCAACTTTATCACCGACAAGTCGGAACTCATAAGGCTTGAGAGATAAGCCTTAAGGCTGACTGAGTAAGCCTCTCCGGCTGGCGTCGGCTCCACAACGACCGCGGCCACCAGTTGTCGGAATGTTTCCCCAAGCTCCGTCGGCACGTTGCCATCGCTCGATCTCAAGATTTTAGCCAAGCTTTCGATGCTCGCCCGGAAACTGCGCAACGCTTTCGGCTGAAGCTCGATGACATTTACCGGCTCATCGACCGTGTCGAGAATTGCCTGATACTTGCTTCGCTCCTCGCGAAGGCCCCCCAGCAAAACCGCTGCTTCGTCGTCCTCGATCAAGCCCTTCACTATTTTCTCAATTATTTTCGTGATGCCATCTTTCGCATCATTCAAGCCGCGTTGCGCTGCCGCTCTGCTTTTGAAGGCATTTCCGCGCCGCCGCTTCAACTCCTCCTCATAGGTCTTCACATAGGCCTCGATAAAGCTCGTATCGGCAAACGCCATGCGCAAGCTGTCGATAACCTGTTCTTCAATCCGGTCGATATAGAACCGTCGGCGGTTATCGCACGTTCCGGATTCGCGGTAGGTGCTACACTGGATGCGGTTGCCGCCTCGATCCGGCCCGACGATCACCATTCCCCCGCCGCAAGCACCACAGCGCAGCAGGCCCGAAAGCAGCCGCTTCGATCTGGGCTGCATCATCTTGTGTTCGCCACCGGTAGCGGCCTTTCTCTCCTGCACCTTCTGGAATAGCCATTCATCCACGATGCGTAGGTGCGGAACGTCGATCGTTTCGTGTTCGCTTGCGTCGTTCGTGCGCGACACTCGGCGCCCGGTACGTGGGTCTTTCACCATCCGAACCCGGTTCCAAATCATCCGGCCGTCATAGATGGGATTGCGCAGTATGCCATATCCGCGTGTCCCGCTGCCGTTGATCGTTGAGGCGTTCCACTTTTCGCCGCGGGGAGGGGCGATGCCTTCTTCGTTCAATGCGCCCGCAATGGTGCGCGGCGATGTCCCGGCAGCATACTGTTTGAAAATTCGAACGATGATCTGCGCCTCGTCTGGAAGAATGCGAAGCTCTCCCGGCTGGCCCGGTACCGGCTCATAACCGTAAGCCTTGCCGCCAGCGCTGCGGCCAGAGCGCACCACGCCCACCATGCCACGCTTTACCTTCTTGGCGCCTTCCTCGCGCTGCATCTGCCCGACGACGCCGTACATGCCTATCTGCATGGTATCCATGACGCCGCCGTTCACGCAGTTCATTTCGACGCCGCGAAACTTGAGTGTCTTGTGAATATGCGCCAGGTCAGCAATGTCACGGGAAACTCGGTCGGGCGATTCCGATATCAGAACCTCGAAGGTTCCGGTTTCGGCGTCCTGCATAAGTTGAGACAGGCCAGCGCGCCCAAACATGGACGCGCCGGATTTCGCTCTATCGTGAAACGTCTTGACGATCTGCGCCCCGATGCGCTGCGCGTGGGCTTCGCAAAGCCTGATTTGGTCCTCGACGGACTTGTCGTTTTGCAGGTCGGTCGAATACCTGGCGTAGATTGCTGCGCGTTTCATTTCGATCTCTTCGTAGGGGTGGCTGGCTTTACGTCGTCATTGGACGGGCGCAGGCTTTCAGCGTCCTCCTTGGCCTGCCACCTTGCCAATGCCTTCGCGAACTCGATCAAAGGATTTTCTTTCTCCATTGATCAGTTCTCCCCGTTATTCCCGTTATCCACAGGCCGGATGGAAACTTTTTGCGGCTTGTAGAGGCCGACCACGGCGCCGACGAGCTTGCTTTCCAGATGCTCGAAGGTGAATGGTCCCTCGGTCCAGCCGCCAGTCCAGACAGGAACAACACCTCTGGCATGATCAGCCTTGGCCTTTTCCAGCCACACGCCAAACTCGTATGGACTTGTCGTCCGCATCGATCCGACATTCCATGCAATCTCTTTCCGCGACTGATAGATTGCCGAGCTGTGTCGAGCCTGGCATAGGTTACGCTTGCCTCCGATCCACTCAATGACGTAGATGTCGCCAACGCGTGGCGTGCGGTCTTCGGTATCGACCACCACCACCTCCCCCGGCTCAATGAAGGGGAGGCTATGCAGGTCTGTCACCTCGAAGGCGATGCAGTGCGGCGGCAGGGTGCGGTAAACGTTCAGCGTATTGTGCTGCTGCGGGCGGTTGATGAGGGCGCTCATACCACGCCCCCTTCCTTCGGTTTAATCGGGTCGTTGTCGCGGGCGCGGTTAAAGATCATGACGAAGTGATGTTCGTGGGCAATGTCTATTTTCCACTTTCCGCCGTGAATGCGGGCCATTGCATCCGCGAGATATTCCGCGGCTGCCTGGACTTCCATTTCCGCCGCCTTGGCTGCAAGGCTGGCCTTAACGATCGAGGGGTGAAGGGTTGGCGCGGTCTTCATGCTTTGGCCCTCAGATCGAACACGCCAATCTTGGTGAGCATGACCGTATGGCCAGCGGATGCGGACGGAAGAACCACGGCCTGAAACTGGCCGTGCTGGTAGCCATTTAGAGCCTCGGAAAGTTCCCATGACAGGCGCTCGATATGATCAATTGGCAGTTCATCCGGCTTCTGCCCCATGGGATAGGCACCGAAGGCGTTGAATACTGGCGGTCGCGGGGGCATGACGTGGGCAAACCACGTGGCATCGTCGCAATCGTCCAGCGTGGCCGAAAGCTCCTTCATCAACCGGCGCGCTTTGGTCCACGGATGTTCCTCGGTACCGGGAATCGTCAAACTGGTGTAAACGCCGCGCTTGTTAGCGGTTACGTGGTCTATCATCAGATCGGGAGTATCCCGGATGATTTTCGCTGCTTCTTCGAGAAGGGCATCGATCCGCATTTTCGGGGATTGCACTTCAACGGGCATAGCTTCGCCGGCGGCCGGAATCGTGTTCGGCATGATGGTATCTCCAAATTGTCAGGTAAATTGGGGTTTCTGAAAAGTCAGCAGGACATCATTCGCGTTTTGCCAGGACCAGCTTGAACCGGCCGTCGATGTAGGGGTGAGTATGGAGCGCGCCAGCCGAGTGCAGGCATTCGCTTACGAAGCGCTTGAAGATTGCCGAGACTTCCTTGATCGCGAAGCCGGAGTTATGCGCACCTTCGGCATGTTGGTTGCGGACAAGCACGCGAACAGTCGGAGCGTAAGGGCTGTCGCGCATGATCTTGTCGACCACCGGGACAGACAGGCTGTATTCCTTGTTCATCCGCTTCCGGATGCGTTCGATACCTTCGCAGTCGGTCGGCATGCGATCTAGGACCGCGTGGGCCTGCTTGATCTCGGCAATATCGGAAACGACAGCATCAAGCTTGGCGTCCTGTTCGGCCTGACGACGTTCCATGTCGACAAGCGCCTGTGCGTTCTGCAGGGCCATTTCCGCCATCGTCATCGGACGACGATCGGCGCGGTTGGCGAAGTAGGCTTCCTCGAGCTCACCGTAAACGTCCCATGCCATATCGGTGTCGAGGATCTTAGCGTGGCGGGATGCGCCGCGGTCGGTCCAGAGCATCAGGCTACGGGCGTTCTTACCAACAGACCCGATGAAATCTAGTCTGTTCTTCAAAGCCCGCAGTTCATCGCCTTCAACCTTGAAGAAGTGTTTGCCCAGCTCGAAGCGCTCGGCATTGTTCAGGTAGTTTTGAGATATCGCGGTTTCGGGTGCACCGAACACCTTTGCCAGGCGTTCGGTCGTCAATACGCGCACGCCGTTGAAGGCGGTTACCGGAAGTGCATTCCCATGGATTTCTACGGTATGCATGTTCGCTCCATCGATTTGATGGAGTTATAGTTAACATCAGCGTGTGTTATGGTCAACACATTGGAATGTTATTTTTTGGGCATCGGTAATTTGGCAACGACGGCGCCCATCGCAGGCCATGTGAGCCATCGAAGTAAAATGACCTCTGGTGGATTAAAAGTTCTCACTCGAACGTGTTGCTCGGCGCCCCCTCGTTCCTCTTTGCTTTTATAATCCTCGTACCCGACCCAGTTACGAAGAATGCCCGCTGTTCGGCCGTCTGAGAGGCCATGAATAAGAAAGACTTCACCCGCGTAATCTGCTGAAGCATCCGGGTCTACAATTGCAATCTCTCCCTTACGAAGAGCCGGCGCCATCAGGTCGTCTGGCACTATGATCCCGTAAGCCCCTAAAGCCTCCGCTACCGGATAAGTTCGAGGCAGGAAAAGCGTGGGATTGCTGTCAACTACCCACAGCCCATCCTCGTCAATCATCGAGAAAACGGGGATTTTCTCGGCATCTCGATAATCTTCCGCGATGTGAGCGCGCACGCCGTACCCACCGCTGTACTTCCCCGAAAACCTGACCAAGCTTTCTTCTGCCTCTTGAAAGGGAGGCAAGCCGAGCGCTTCGCGAATTTCCGGCATGTACTTTGACTGTCGCGATAATCCGCGCTCAAGCCGATCTATAGTTTGTTGGTTCGTGCCTGCTCTAGACGCAAGTTCGGCCTGGGAGATTCCGAGTTTCTCGCGAGCAGCCCTGATCTCATCGCCCTTAGCTGACATCATCCGGTCAATTCTGGTTTCTTTCTTTTCGTCGGTCATTTGCCCCACCATCTATTGATAGCCCTTAATGACACACGCAAATTCATTTGTATAACATCCGAATGTGTTATTTATCTTGAAGGTTAACAGCCAGATATGTTAACTATGTCGGGCCATGATAAACACACCCAATCCAAAAGAGATCACGCGGTTGTTAGAAGCCGCCATTTCAATCGCTGGGTCTGAAGCCAAGCTGGGGAAGCTTGTCGGAAAATCCCAAAATGCTATCTGGGCCGCGAAACGTAAGGGTCGCGTCTCTGCCGAACTGGCAATTTCCATTGATCGAGTGACGAAGGGCTTCATCAAGAAGAGCCAACTTCGCCCCGACCTTTTCGAGGAGGCATTGCCATGACGGCAACCCCTTCGATCATAGCCGCCGCTATCTGGCTTTCCAACCTCCCCACATGGCCACCGGAACCCGCCCAGGAGTTGGCGACACGGTTTGGTCTTTCCATGCCTCAGGCTCGTGAAGCCATCGAGGAAGCCCGCAACATGAAGATGGTGCGGAGGGCTTTCGGCTAATGAGCTCGATCGCCACGGCTTGGCTCAAACGGCAGGGGATACCGGACAGGACGCTTATGGCAATCCTGAAGGTGCTGTCGCGTTGCGCTGATGATGCTGGCGCTTGCGGTATCACCAGAGAAGATCTGGCCGACCGGCTGGATGTTGCGGAGCGCACTGCGCGGCGCGGGATCACCGCTTTGGAAACTCTAGGCATCGTGTCTCGAAGCCGCCGACAAGCATCTGAAAGACGTGGACGCGCTGCTGACCTCATCAGCCTGAAACTGGATCACGACTTCACCCTGACCAAGGAGCAAATCATGCGTGCCAAGCGTATGGGACCAACCGGACAAAATGTCCTGTTAAACGTTGGGGACCAACCGGACAAAATGTCCACTGGTCCCAAAGAAGAAAATCCCCTCGCCCTATATAAAGAACGCGCGCGCAGCGTAATGGTAAAATCTTCACCGTTACATTTGCCATCTTCTCTTGTCGTTTACACTCACGTTCGTCTTGATCGAGCTCGTTCGAAATGGCGTGCAACGATCACGACCATGGGCGTCACGATGGATCTCGGGCGGTTCGACACAGAGGTCGAGGCGAAAGCTTACGCCGACCAGGCAGAGGCCGACGTTCGCCGCACATCAACGATGAAAGCTGGAACGCCGTCCTTCCCCGTCATCGACCCCTCAAAAGCAAAACTGAACGCTCCCGATATTGGAACGTGGCTGTTTGGTGACGACGATGAAGAACCCTGTGAGAACGGCGCTGGCGAAGCCAGTGCTTTGGGTCAAGGGACGAAGTTCCTTGCGGGTTTGGGCGGAGCCCATGAAAGACCTGAGTGTGATGCTGCGCGCGCGGGCGAGGTTCGGCAATGATTGCTCTCGCCACAATCGACAAGCTCGGCAAGCTTTTCCCGCGCCTTGCGAGCGAACACGATGGTGAGGTTGTCGCAACGGCACGTGCAATCATCCGCATCCTCGAAAAATCGAACGCCTCGCTTCATGACCTTGCCAGCGAAATGCAGCCGAAAATACGGGTTGTTGACCGAGTGGTTTACCGGGATCGGCCGGAGCCGAAGAAGCCAAAAGCTCGCAAGAAGCCTGAACCAGCACCGCCACCGATGCCCGAGCGCGTCAAGGTGGATTGGGAGGTCGCAACCAAGTGGGCGCCGCACCTCATCAGTGAATGCGACCTCAACGAAAAAGAAATCTCGTTCATCAACCAAGTCCTCGCTTGGGCACAGGTCTACAAAAACAAGCTCACACTAACGCCAAAACAGGCCGATTGGTGGGGGCGAATCTTGATCGAAAACGACATCAACCCGAACAAGGAAGCCTGAAATGACCGTATCAGGAAGTGAACATCGCCAGATGGTAGACGTGTTTCTCGGCTGGCTCGAAAACAACAACGTGCCGACGAACATTCCCGACATTCTGAAGCCTCTCGCAGCAATAGCTCCCCACGCCAACGGCGATGACTTTGACAAGGCGTCTGAAGATGCTCGTGGCATTTGGGAAGAGAAAATCATGGTCGACAAGGCTGAATTGGAGGCCTTGGAGCAGTTGGGAACACTGTTTGAGGGCATGCCCGCCGGCCTTGCCCTCTTGGAGTGCGCTATCATCAAAGCGAGGCAAGGAAACGAACTGGCGATAGCGTACTGCCGCCAAGAAGGCGAGCAGTTCTGATGATCCTGCTCGAAATCATCAAGATCAAGCTGCAGCTGGTTGCCCGCAAATGGAGGGCCGCAAGATGAGCCAGATCCTCAACGTCACCACCACTGACGACGGCAAGCATCAAGTCAGCGATCGCAGCGGGCATATGGTCGAAGGTCCGTTCGCCACCAACGGCGAAGCATGGGCCGCGCTCGACAGGCTGACGAATGACGACGCCAGCCGCCCGGGCAAGCGGCGCGGCAACAAAAAGGTCCTCTGGGGTAAGCCTGAGAAGAAGTCCAAGAAGCAGCGCCGTAAGGAGAAGCGCCAGGCTGAACAGCAACACGGGAAGATGACGCCGAAGCAGGAACACCAGATGAACGTGAATGCATCAAAGGCCGTCGGCTGGGTTCGCACCGTCGCTGCTGCGAAGTTCGATCCCGTGGCGACGCGTGCGTATCGAGATCACAAGCTGGGAACGTTCGGCGCCGCGTCGGAAGTTCGCAAGATCGATCCAGCGCAGTATCTGGCCGAGAAGGCCGCGCGGGGTGAGATTTGAACCGGTCACCCAACGGCATCAACGTGCATCGCTTCCTTGAAGGTTACGGCGTCAAGGTGTTGCCGTATCACCTGAAGCGCGACCCGAGACCGGCCAATGTGGTTTACGGCGGCCGGGAGGTAGCGCGCCTGATGCGGAAGGACATCGACAGGACCGGTACCGTCGTTCGCTGCATCCAGGCCAGCAACCCTATTTGCTTCGATGATATCTATCTGTGGTCGGTGTGGCGCTTTCTTGCCGTCCATTTCCCCCACAGTGATGCGAGGGAAGCGATTGGCGCGTTTTCCGCTGTCGACGTCGCGCAGATCAAGCAAGCCGCTCTACGTCTCTCTGTGGGAGTCGGTGGAGCCCTATCAAAACAAACCGCCGCGATCGGTATCGAGTTGGCGCGGGCCATTCTGCAAAAGGAACCTATTGCATGAGCAAAAACGCATCCGTGACCGAAGTACAGGCTGCAATCCTCGAGCGACTGATTGAGGCGTTCGAAACGGATATCGCCCTGCCGGTGCGCGTCGGCCCGCAGGCCTTCGGATCATCCATGCCGGACTACATCCACACGCCGGCGGAAAACTTCGCCCGCGAACGAGAAGACATTGCCGATGGGGGAAGGTGGAAAAAAGACATGGTTGCCGCCGAGCGCCGCCGAACCGAACGCCGCGCCAAGTGTTCACGGGAACGCATATCGCGGATGGAAGAGGCATTTGACTGGATCAGGCGCTTCATCTGGGACGACGAAGCCCGCCAGGTTTTGCTTGCATATGCCGAGGTGAAGGCCCGCGGATGGGACTGGAGCCGGTATCTCACCAATCGGAACCGTCGAAACCCGCAAAAAAAGGCGTGGGTTAAACGAACAGTGCAGCGGTGGATTGTTCGGTCTTTGCAAATAATTGAGGAAGGGGTTTGCCAGAGCGGAACAATCTGGCCCTTGGAGGCCGGTTTACAGGTGGCCCACGAGGAGGCAAAACACACGGGCAAATCAATAAGATCGGGTTTGCGTTCGTGGACAGCCTCCGAAGAAATGCCCGCTGCATAGCGGTTGAAGAGCCGGATAGCTGAGAGTTTATTTTGCGGACCGTGTTGCGTCCTAATACGCTATGTATCAGTATGGTGGCTAGGAGATGATCGGGTGGCAGCCCAACCATCTCCATGCGCGGTTGCAGTCTGACTGCTAACACGTACCAAGGCTGAGGGGCGGCTCTGAGTGTTTGTGAGACACGTCGCTTCCTCAGCCTTCGCGTATAATCCGTCAGTTTTTCATCCAAGATCAATGCTGTTTTTTTCGGCAATACCAAGAGGGGCCCTTGACTATTGGCTTGGACTCCGGATCGTCAATCGGCGGGAACAAAAAGCTATTTCTTTTCAACAATATATACGGGCATACACGCTGCGCCTCAGGTAGCTGATTCGAAAAAAATATTTTCCTTCAATCAGTTTTCAGACTTCAAACAGGCGTAGGAGCTAGCGATAATCACTTCAACATTCCGCAAGTCACTGAATTTAAAGTGAAAAATTTGCTGCCGATATTATAGTCGAATCTAGACCTCGATCTTTTGAGTGTAAGAGTTCAAGAAAGCCATCAAAGAGTTGGCCATATCGCTACAATCATTCGGCATACATTCTCTATGTCGCTAACGCGACGCGAATTCGCGTTTGGAGCGACAAACACCTCTCCGTGCTGAATGTCGATGGACAAGCATAATCTGTTGGCAGGTTCCCGGTTGCTGGAGATATTCTGCTCGACATGAAGTTTGGCTAACGTCGAAACGTAAAGCCCCATGTTTCGTCGCCGCTCGCGCGCGGACTCGTTGTCTGCATCGTCCATCGTCATTCGCAGAATTGCGGCGCCGATTTGCTCTGATGATCTCGAGTTCCCGTAAACAAGGAGATCAGCACGCACCGACACATCTACGCCAGAGATGTTGAGTCTGCTTTGATCACGAGGGGCTGCATGGAAATCATATACCGCGAGTTGGTTACGCATACGCTGCAACGCGTGCAAAACTTGTATTGAATGTGATGCGTCGTCACGCAGAAGTGGAGAAGTTGAAGGGTCTTGGAGACGCTGCTGCAACATATCCTCCGCAGAAACTAGGGATCGTATGTTTCGGGCAGGGTCTGATAGATATGCACATATCGGCGCTCTCGCATCTTTATACCGAATGATTGGCGCTTTCTGTGGTGTTTTGGCCCGTCGGAGTATTCCCATTCTGGCTGTGTCGGAAGAGACCATATAAAGCGCAAGATCATTTGCTGAGATGCGTGGGTTCGGTCTCTCTGCAACAGGTGTTCTGGCCATGGAAGAAATCCTCGCGACTCTCGAATTGGGGCAAGGTAGAAATCTTCACATAGCGCAACTATCGCGTCAAACGATCTTGGACGCGGATGCGGCTCATCTTGGTTTTGGCGGCTATTATTTGTTCGAGACTGTGGAGAGTTGCCTGGTTAACGGCATCAACGTCCTTTGCAAGGCAGTCTCACTCGATGCGGCGTTCCGTCTTGCCGACATCATGGGCGCGAATCGCCCGGCATGACCACCACCGAGCGGGAGAGGGAGCTTTGAAGGCAGAGGGTTCTCTCAACCTGGAGAGCAAGCCCTAACAGCGCCCCATTTCGCTCCTCGTTCATTCCCGCCGTTGCTCAAACTGTCGGCGACGTAGGAATCTACACACGCTTCGTATTCGGTCTTTCTAAGAGCGATACCGGCGCTGATGATTATCGACCCAACTATGATCGCCGCGACAATTGCCGTCGTGTTCAATCCCATCCCCCAAGGTTACCCATGCCAATCTTAGTCAGTTTCGCGGCTGTCGGTTCATTTCGTCAAGTTTTGCCAACCAGCGAATATGCCCACCTGCTTGGCTGAGCATGTAGATTGCAAGCTCGATAGGCGGCTGTGCGGGCTCTTCCGAGCCCGGCTCATGCCGATAGAAATGAGCGCCGTCGATCCAATCCTTAAGCGAAGCCACAAGCTTTTGCGCCAAATTGACCGCAGGCTTCTGGCCCTCATACAAGCGATTCACCAATGGCTCTAAATGTTTTTGGACTTCCGAGGCACTCAACTGATGCGAGTTGGCGAACATCAAGCGAAATATGCATTCCGTGGCATGGAAGGATGCGCGGAGCGCGGCTTTACCATCGGGTGGACTTACGTCCATATGAGAAAATGCCTGCTCGTATAGAGCGCGCACAGAGGTGTAGCGGGCGGAACTCAGAGCTAAGATCGTAGAAACCCGAGTTTCTTCAAAGGCTGCGTCTACAGCGAAGTGGACACCACCTTCGTCGTCAACACGATAACTAACTTGTTCCTCGTGAAATATCCGACGACACTGATCGATGAAGTTGCGCCTCCTGGTCACCTCTCTGGGGTAGTCCAAGTCAGACAGGAACTTGTACGCGCTCGTAACCAAATCGAGAACATCTCGAAGATCAAACTTTTCTACGATGCCTGGCCAGTAGCTGCTGTGAGCAGCGTTTACTACGCTTATCCCGTGCTCGCTTTCAACGTAGTCACCAAACCGCGAAAGATAACGATGGTCGCCCAGTGTCCCAATCAGGGTTCCAATCCGTCGTCGCATGCGTTTGCTGTCAGGAAGTAGTTCGGGCTGACGTAAGTAGAGATGCGAAAAGCGCATACCTTTAGGTGTGTCTTTCATGCAGCAAATCTCGATTCCAATAAGTTGAATTTTTAAACAAATCAAACCTGCCGTGTGGAGGCAAGGGGAAGAAGTCGTCAAGACGAAGTATTTGCACAGCCCCGTCAGCAATGGCGGGGGTTTTTTCATGGCCAAACCCAGAGAGGAAAGAGGCAATGGACCCGCAGGCAGTATCCGAGACGTTCACGCAGCGCCCGCTGGACGAAAAGCAGAAGGAGGCGATTGAAACCGCTGGTCTCCGCTTCTCCCAGATTGAGGAGGTGCTGAACAGCCTTCCGAAGTCGCGCCTTGTATCGGTGGCGCTGACAGAGATCGAGAAGACGGCGCTCGTCGTCAACAAGGCGATCAGCCGCGCGAACGATGGCAAGGAGGGCTGAACCATGGACGCAGCATATAACCAGATCACCAGCCCGGGATACGCTGGCCCGTCTGACGGCGCCGTGGGTATTGCCCCTAAATCGATGACGCCAGTCGAGCGCATCGCGAGGACGCTCAACGAAGCCCGCGAGCTTTCAAGCCGTGTCCGCGGCATTGTCGACAACCTCGTCGGCTCCCGGCCTGAAGCTGAGAGTAAAGGCGATCGCCTCACCGCCGCGCTTGGCGGCATTCTCACCTCGTTGGCAGACAATGCCGAAGACACCATCTCCGAACTGCGCCGCGCCAATGATGAGCTTTCGCGTCTGTCGAAGGTTCTCGGGCTCGGGCTTTAACAGTTGTGACCGGAATAACCCCAGACAGGGAAAAGAACCATGCCTAGTTCATTCGAAGAAATAGCGCCTGCCGGTTATGCCTGGCCTGTCACAGCGAGTGACGGCACAGATCTCGTCAAGCACACCCGCGCAATCTACATCGGCGGCGACGGCAATGTCGCATGTGAGGTGTACGACCCAGCCACCCAGAAGGTTGCCCCCGTCACCTTCATTGGCCTCGTCGCCGGCACTGTTCTTCCTGTCCGCACAAAGCGCATTCTCTCCACCGGCACCACCGCAACAAACATCGTCGCGCTGGCGTAACAAGCATGGCAGCAACTATCCGAGTGCTCGACACAAAGGCCGCAGCAAAGGCTGAAGTCGTAGAGGAAGTAAAGCGCGTTCTGGCAATGGCCGAACGGGGTGAGATTGTTGACCTCTCGTGGTCGGCGGCAAAGGTAGACGGCTCTGTCATCTCCTCCTTCACTGCCACAGAGGACGCACACAGGCGCATTGCTTCGGTGTCCCGCCTTTTGCATCGCCTGCACCTCATGTCCGATGAGCAAGAAGAGTAAGACATGGGCAGGAAGACAGAGTTCAATCAGCGCACGGCTGACGCCATCTGTGAGCGCCTTGCCAATGGCATGAGCTTGAGGGCGATCTGCCGTAACGATGCCATGCCGTCAAAGACGACGGTGTTCAAATGGCTGCTGCAAAATGCCGAGTTCGCGGACCAGTACGCGCGTGCGCGAGAAGCCCAGGCCGACCACTTCGTTGACGAGATGGTCGAGATTGCCGACCGGCCGAAGCTGGGCAAGAAAACGAAGCGGACTTCTGACGGAAAACTGGAAGAAACCACCTTCGACATGACCGAGCATCGGCGCCTGCAGATCGAGACGCGCAAATGGGTTGCGGCCCGGATGCGTCCGAAGAAGTACGGCGACAAGATCGATGTCGAGCAGAAGACGACGCTTGAGGCTGGCGACAGCGTCATGGCGCTGATGAAGGCGATCGATGGGCGAACCCGCACTAAGTGAGGACATTGTTGCGCAGTGGTCTGACCGTCGCTGGCGGCTGAATAACCTCTATTACATCAAGGACAAGCACGGCAACGTCGTGCTGTTCAAAATGAACCCGTCGCAGGAAAAGCTGCTGGATGATCTGCACTTCCTGAACATCATCCTCAAGGCGCGGCAAATGGGGTTTTCGACCTTCATTCTGCTGCTGGCGCTCGACTGCTGCATATTCAATTCGAACTTCGCGGCCGGTCTGATCGCTGACACGAAGAAGAACGCGCAGAATTTGCTTGAGCGCATCAAGTACGCTTACGAAAAGCTGCCGCTGCCGATCCAGCGCACGGTTCAAATCGTATCGGACAATTTGACGGAGATAGAGTTCAGCAACGGCTCGGGCGTCGAGGTCGGCGTTTCGCTGCGATCCGGAACGAAGAACTTTCTGCATATCTCCGAATACGGGAAGATCTGCGCAAAGACGCCCGACAAGGCCAAGGAAGTGAAGTCCGGTTCGCTCAACACTCTGGCGTCTGGTCAGCTTGGCTTCATCGAAAGCACGGCTGAAGGTCGCGGCGGCGACTTCTACGACAAGGTGCAGATTGCCCGGAAGATACTGGATGCGGGCCGCGAACCCGGCGAGATGGATTACCGGTTCCATTTCTTCGCATGGTGGGAAGATACCTCATACCAACTGAATGCGCCCACGCTGATCACCGAAGAGGACGCTGTCTATTTCGAAGGGCTTGAGGCCGAGCACGGCATAACGCTCACGATGCCCCAGAAGTGGTGGTACGTGGCCAAGAAGGCGGAACAGGGCGAGGACATGTGGAAAGAGTTTCCGTCCACTCCTGACGAAGCTTTCAGGGCCGCGAAGGAAGGCGCGTATTTCGGCAAGGAGATGCGCACGTTGCGCCAGCTTGGCCGGATCGGTTCTTATCCCTTCGTGCCGAACATTGCCGTCAACACCTTCTGGGATTTCGGTCTGGGCGACAACCAAACGATATGGCTGCATCAAGAGGTGGCGGGAGAGCATCGGTTCCCCGGCTACTTCGAAGACAGCGGTATGGGCCTCGGCCACTATTTCAATCTGCTCGATAAATGGGCGGCACAGCGCGGCGCACGGTGGGGAAAGCACTACGGGCCGCATGACGTTGACCATCGCCGCCAGACGACGACAGCGGGGCAGGCAGAGACCATCAAGACCATGTCGGCCAAGCAGGGCTTCATCTTCGAGACGGTCGAGCGCAACCCCGACAAGATCAATTCCATCATGGGTGTGCGCGCAAAACTGCCAAGCTGCTGCTTCGATGAAGTGGGAGCGGCGCAGGGCATCCTCCATCTGGAAAACTACAGCCGCGATTGGGATGAAAAGCTGGGCGTTTGGCGCAGCTACCCAAGGCATGACGCGCACAGCCACGGCGCTGACGGGTTCATGACATTCACAGACGGCTACAAATCGCCTCGAAAACAAGCAGAGAAGCGGCCCGACCGCCGCAGCACTTCTTCACATGGATGGATGTCTTGATGGCTGAGAAAAAGCAAAAATCCAGCGATCTGCTGACCGAAGGCCGCAAGGCCTTCCAGCGAAGCAGCGACCACGAGAAGGACAATCGACAGACAGGGCTTGATGACATCAAGTTCTCTCGCCTGTCGGAACAGTGGCCGGATGAAATTGCCGAGCAGCGCCGTCGAGAAAGCCGACCTATCCTCACCGTCAACCGGATGAAGCCGTTTATTCGCCAGGTCGTGAACGATGCGCGCCAGAACAAGCCGCAGATCAAAGTTCACCCGGTCGATAGCGGTTCTGACCCGAAGACGGCCGATGTCATTAACGGCCTGATCCGCAACATCGAATATACGTCAAACTCCGATGTGGCTTATGACACTGGCGTTGAACAAAGCGTGTCCGGTGGTTTCGGCTATTGGCGTGTCGGCATGGATTACGCCTACGATGATACGTTCGACATGGACCTTTCCATTGATCGGATAGCGAACCAGTTCTCGGTCTATGGCGATCCTGACAGCATGTGCGCGGACTCTTCCGATTGGAACGTCGCGTTCATTGTCGAGCGGCTATCGAAACAGGCGTTTAAGGCGAAGTACAAGAAATCGAAGAACATCGACGGCAACGCTGTCACGACAGATTTCGATAAGGATTCCGTGCCTGTCGATTTTGACAGCGACTCCTGGGCTTCCCTGCAAAACACATGGGTGGATGACGGCGGCGTTCTGGAAGCTGAATGGTGGACCCGCCGCGAAGAGGAAGAGGAGATTGTCAGGCTCTCCAACGGCCATATCTACCGCGTCAGCGATATTATGAGCGACGATGAAGGTGAGGACGACAAATATTCCAGCGCCGGCACTGACGACATGATGGAGGCCATTCGCTTCGGTCTCGCCAACGGGCAACTGACGATCGAGACGGATGCGAACGGCAAGGAACTGCGCCGCAAGCGGAAAGTACACAAGGTTCGTCAGGTCATCATGACCGGTGCCGACGTGCTGGAAATCAACGAGTGGCCTGGCAAGTACATTCCTATCGTCCCGGTTTACGGCGATGAAATCATCGTTGAGGGAAAGCGGTATTTTCGCAGCCTGATCCATGACGCCAAAGACAGCCAGCGCCAGTTTAATTATTGGCAATCGACGGCTACCGAACTCGTAGCGCTCGCGCCGAAGGTTCCGTGGGTTGGCAAGGCTGGCACGTTTGACAGCGACCCGAATTGGGCAACGGCGAACACGCAGAGCCATGCTTATCTCGAATATGACGAGGAAGCCCCGATCCGTCAGCCTTTGGACGGTGGACAGGCTGTCGGCGCTATCTCGCAGGCCATGCAAAGCTCGGACAACATGAAGTCCATCATCGGCGTTTATGACGCTTCGCTTGGCGCGCGGTCGAATGAGACCAGCGGTAAAGCCATTATGGCCCGCCAGCGTGAAGGCGACGTTTCGACGTTCCACTTCATTGACAACCTGTCGCGCGCCATTCGCCATACCGGCCGCATCCTGATTGATCTGATACCGAAGGTTTACACGCGGGAGCGCATCATTCGGATCATTGGTGAGGATGGAACCGCGCAGTCGGTAACGGTCAACAGCCAGACGCCTCAGCCGATCGTTGGACCTGATGGCCAGCCGGTGAAAGACGAGAAGGGCCAAGTCATAGAGGCCATTCACGACCTGACCGCGGGGAAATACGACCTGACGGTGACGACGGGCCCGAGCTTCACGACAAGACGCGAGGAATCCGCCGCGCAGATGACAGAGCTTGTCCGGGCCTTCCCACAGGCCGCGCCGTTTGTTGCCGACATCATGGCCCGCAATTTCGATTGGCCCGGTGCTGACGAGATTGCAAAGCGCTTCGAGGCGATGAACCCGGCCAAGCAAAACCAGATCCCGCCGCAAATCCAGCAGCAATTGCAGGAGATGCAGCAGCAGCTTCAGAAATTGACCGGTGAAAATGCCCAACTCAAGCAGGGCCACGACATCAAGATGTTCGATGCGCAGACCAACCGGATGAAGGTTGAAGGCGATCAGCAGAACGATCATGCCGAACTCGGCCTGAAGATGATTAGCGCCGCCTCGGGCCAATAATTTCCACACGACCAACCTCCATGGAGTCGACCACAGATGACTGATGTAACGACGGAAGCAACCGGCGAAGGACTGGCTATGCCAGCAACCGAAGCACAACAGCCCGTTAACGCCACGCAAGAGGTCGGGGAGCAGCCTCGTGACCTCGACGCGCCTGTCAGCCTTGATGCGGATGCACAGGCCCAGCCAAATGGTGACGATGCCGGCGGAGACGATACCGCCAACGTTGAAGCCGTCCCGGCTGAACCTGAACATGTGGAAATCGAGTTTGATGGCAAGACGTACAACGTCCCCGCCGAACTCAAAGACAAGTTCATGATGCAGGCGGATTACACGCGGAAAACGCAGGAAACCGCTGTCGTCAAGAAAGAGGCTGAACAACTCAGGGAAGAGGCCACGCGCATCTTCCAGAGTTCGAAGGAATTCATTGAGGCAAACGCCGTGATGATGAACCTCGACAGTCAGCTGCAGCAATATCAGTCAATCGACTGGCAGCAGCTTGAGCAGGCTGACCCGGTAGCTGCCATGTCGCATTGGCGGCAGTTTCAACAGCTTCAGGGTCAGCACCAGCAGGTCTCACAGTACCTGCAAAACGCCGAAGGCGAACGTAGCGCTAAAGCGGAGCAAGAGATTGCCAACCGTCTGCGCCAAACGGCCGAATTCGCGCAGAAAGAAATCACCGGCTGGAATCAGCAGGTAGACGAGGAAGTCACGAAGTTTGCGACGGACTTCGGCTTTACCGCCGAACAACTCCGCGCCTCGATGACACCCCAGATCTACAAAGTCCTGCATCGTGCAATGTTGGGCGAAAAGCTTCTCCAGCAACAGAAAGCCGCACCAAAGCCAGCCGCCCAGGTCGCAAAGCCTCTGTCTACCGTCACCGCCAAGGCATCGCCAGCGGTAACGAAGAACCCGGAGGATATGTCCATGGACGAGTACGTGGCTTTCCGCAAATCGCAGGACATCAACCTCCGCGGTTAACCTCATTCTGTGCGGCCCGAGCGCCGCGTAAGGTCATCACAACATGGCAAACACTGTAAAAACCGTCTCCATGATCGCGAAGGAAGCGGTCATGATCCTCGAAAACAACCTCGTCATGGCGAAGCAGGTTCACCGTGGCTATGACGAGGAATACGCGCAGAACCCGAACGGCTACAAGATCGGCACCACGATCACGATCCGCAAGCCGACGGATTTCACCGTCCGCGACGGCGCCGTGGCGTCCAATCAGGACGTGACGGAAGGCTCGACCACTCTGGTGGTCAACAAGCAGAAGGGCATCGACTTCCAGTTCACTTCTCAGGAACTGACCCTGTCGATGAACCAGCTTTCGGAGCGCGTCATTCAGCCGGCAATGGTGCAGCTTGCGAACCAGATCGACCGCGACTTGATGGGTCTCTATCAGAGCGTCCCGTCGTGGGTTGGCACACCTGGCAACGTCGTCAACTCCTATGCCGACTTTTCCAAGGCGCCCGAGCGTCTGGATGAATTCGCCGTTCCGATGGCAAACCGTTCTGCAGTCCTGTCCCCTTCCGATAACTGGGGCATGTTGGGTTCGCAGACCGGTCTGTTCATTACCGACGCGGCGAAGGGTGCCTATCGTTCCGGCTCGCTGGGTGAAATCGGCGGCGTCGATACCTTCCAGGCGCAGAACGTCCCCACGCACGTTGTCGGCGTTGCGACCGGTACTCCGCTGGTCAACGGCGCAAACCAGAACGTCACCTATGATACGGTGAAGGACACTGGCACGCAGTCTCTCATCACCGATGGCTGGACAAACTCCATTACCGGCATTCTGAAGGCTGGCGATGTGTTCACCATTGCCGGCGTCTTCGCCGTCAACCCCGTGACGAAAGCCACGCTTCCGTTCCTTCGTCAGTTCTCCGTCGTCGCAGACGTGGATTCCGGCGCATCGACTGGCCCGGCCACGCTCACCATCACGCCGCCCATCATAGCGTCCGGTGCACAGCAGACGGTTTCCGCCGCTCCTGCCGACAATGCCGCCATTACCGTTCTCGGTACGGGTGGCACGGGCTACCGCCAGAACCTCGTGTTCCACAAGAATGCGTTCGCTCTGGTGACTGTCCCGATGGAAAAGCCGGAAGGTGCCGTCAACGTGTCCCGTCAGACGTACAAGGGCATCAACGTGCGCCTTGTCCCGTACTACGACGGTACGAACGACATCAGCAAATGGCGTCTGGACGTGCTCTACGGCGTCAAGGCGATCGATCCCCGGCTTGCCACGCGCCTTTCCGGCACGCCGTAATCGTCTCGTGCTTGGGAAAATTGGGGGGCGACAATGGCCCCCTTTTTTCAGGAAGGACAGCAGATGAAAGCTGAACACCCGACATGGATGTATTCCGACAATGGCCCCCGCCTGTTTCAGGAAGGAGAGGACATACCGGATGGGTTTGTGGACAGCCCTGCAAAGCTCGATGGCCCCACAGGTGAGCCGTCCGGCAAGCCCACAGTCAAGCGCCAGCGCCGTCCGAGAGTCGCGAAGGAGTGATCGATGGCAATCAGCAATTACACAGAGCTTCAGGCGTCGATCTCCGACTATATGGCGCGCAATGACATTTCTGGCAAAGCTTCGGAGTTCATTGCGCTGGCCGAAGCGCGTTTGAACCGAAAGCTCGGAACGATTGCCTCGACAGTCATCTTGTCAGGCGCTGCGGGACAGAACTTCATCGACATTACGGCCCTGAATATTGTGGAACCGGTCTCCCTGTTTGTAGAAGGAACGACGCGCGAGTTCCTGATTTTACCGAGACCGCAGGGAACCTTCGCATATTCCGAGATAGCCGCCACGCCCACCAAGTGCGCCGTTGAACGTGTTCTGGAAGCCGGGGTGGAGAAGACATACCTCCGCTTCGACAGGGACATGGATGCTCCTTACACGTTCCGCTTTACCTATCAGGGCCGCTTCGCTCTTTCCGACGCCACTCCGACCAACGACTTCCTGACCAATTTCCCCGACGTCTACATGGCCGCTGCCATCGTCTGGGGCTGCATCTACACGAAGTCGGTCAAGGACGGAGCGATGTGGAAATCCGTTCTCGAAGAAGGCTTGCTCGAAGCGCGTAACACTTACGCAAAAAGCAAGCGCGCTGTTTTGACGGTCGATCCCATGCTTTCGGGCTGCCGTCGTCCTGGCTTCAATCTGGATATTGCAACATGAGAATTGCATTCGGCCCGTTCGAACCTGACAAGAGCGTCTATAACGCAGCGGTCAGTGGCAGCATCGTGAACGCGTTTCCGGTTGCCAACGGCTGGGGACCGATGCCGGGCCTTTCCGTGATCTCTGATGCTCTTCCCAGCGCTTGCCGGGGTGCGGTCTATGTCCGCGATAGTTCGGGCAATTACACGATCATCGCGGCGACGGCTACCAACATCTATAAACTGAACACAACCGCTTACTCGTGGGACGATATCTCCGGGCCGTCCGCTCCATATAGTCTCAATCTGGTTGATACGTGGTCGTTCACGGTCTTTGGCAAAAAGCTTTTGATCCACAACATTGCCGATCCCATTCAGGTCTACGACATTGAAACAGCAGGCAACTGCGCGGATCTCGCCGGCTCACCTCCGCAGGCGAAATACTCGTGGGTATCGGGCGACTTTCTTGTGCTTGGCTACCTGTCAGGCACGAATGGTGAAAAGAAAATCCGCTGGTCTGGCGTCAACGATATCGAATTCTGGACGATTGGCGAAAAGGGAGCCGACGAGCAGGTCTTGCCGGAAGGCGAAGAGGTCATGGGCGGCTTTGGCGAGCAGAACGGCTTTTATGTCGTCAATCGCAGCGCCATGCATTTCTTTGTTTTTTCCCCCTCGTCGGGATACACCTTCACGCGCCAGACGATGAACCCGAAGCAGGGCGCGGTATCGTCGGGCTCAATCGTGTCCATCGGGCCGGGAATGTTCTTTTACCTGTCCGAGGACGGTTTTTTCGCAGGCGCGGCACGCAAGCCGATCGGGGCTGAGCGCGTCGACAAGTGGTTCCTTTCGCAAGTCGATATGACCTATCTCGGCGAGGTGCAAGGATCGGCAGACCCCTACGAGAAAATCATCTGGTGGAAATACCGCAGGCCGGACGGGACGTTTCGCAGGCTGGGTTATGACTGGCAGCTTGACCGCTGGTGCACGACGGACCTGCAGGTGGGCGAGATGATGTCACTGGTCACGCCGGGCATCACATGGGACGGTCTATCGACGCTTTACGCTTCCATTGAAGAGGTGACTGAGCCGTTTGACAGCCGCGTATTCCTTGGCGGTCGCCCGACGATGGCAACGTTCACGCCTGATAACAGGTTAGCGTTTTTCTCTGGTCAAAATCAGTCGGCAACGCTCGATACTGCCATCGTGGAGACCGACCCGGTTATACGAACATTCTGCCGCGCAGCGCGCGTCATCAGTGATGCTATCGGCTTATCGGTGACGGACACCGTCTACAGCTACCACGGCGCGACAGGGGAGGTTTCTGCACCCCAGACGGTTAACCGTGCCGGTCTGCTTAATTTCCGTCAGGACGGACGATTGCACAAGTTCTCCTGCTCCATCCCTTCCGGCTCTGACTGGTCGATTATCTCGGACATTGAGGCAGAATTCGAGGAGGCCGGCGAGCAATGAGCGTCAATGCAAATTATACTGGCAATATTCGAAAGCCAGAGAGCCGCGCACTGTCTGGCACTTCACTCGAATTGGTAGGCTCGGTGGCGGAAGACAGAACGCAGACCGTCGCCGCATGGTCATTTGTCAACAATACGGGCGGCGCAGTGACATGCAGCCTCTACTGGAATGACGGGACAGCAGATCGCTTGATCTGGCGTAAGTCCGTGGCCGCCAACGACACCCAGGTTGAAAGCAACCTTCCTGTCCGCCTTGAAACGGGAAATTCCATCAAGGCTGCAGCCTCATCTGGTGTCATTGTCAACCTCATTTACGCGCTGGCGTATCAGGTATCATGAACCTCTACATCGCGAATGTTGCCGACGTTGACGCCCTCTGGCAGACGGTCGGCCCGAAGATCAATACCGCCATAGAGAAGTGCGGAGACGATCTATCGACCGGTGAGCTATGGCAGATGTGCCGGTCTGGTCATGCCTTTCTTGTGGTTGCCCGAGACGATAACGGGTTGCTGATGGCGGCAATCGTCCGCTTTGAGCGCTGGAGCAATGGCGCTGTTCTGCGCGTCCTGTCTCTCGTCGGCGAACAGATAAGCGAATGGGCGGCCAAGGTTAAACGCTTCCTCTCGGAAATGGCCCTGTCCAATGGAGCCACGAGGATCGTGGCAGAAGGCCGCGAGGGGTGGGGGAAGATTTTTGATGAGCCGAAAAGAATTCGCTCAACTTACGTGATGGAGCTTTGACATGACCGGTGGCGGAAAACAGACGACCACGCAGTCTTCCTCTCCGTGGGAAGGCGCGCAGCCAGCACTGAAACAGGCAGTCGGCGGCGCAACGGACCTTTACAATTCCGGTCTTGGAACGGAGATTTACAAAGGATCGACCGTCACTCCATGGTCTTCGCAGACACAGCAGGCCATGGGGAACATCGAGCGCAACGCGAACACCAATACGGGTGGAGCTGGCCTTACCGGACAATACCAGGGCGTCATAAACACGGGCGGCTTTAATACGCCCCAGCTTGACGCAATGGGCAATACGCGCGCTTTGGCAAACTCGACCTATGCGGTTTCGCCTGAACTTCAGAAGGTGCTTGATGCGCAGGCCTCCAAGGTAGGCGATGCCGTCAATCTCAATGCTTCGGCGGCCGGTCGTTATGGTTCTGGCGCAAACCAGAGCTTGCTCGCGAAAAACGTAGGCGATCTGACGAACAGCACGATTTTGAGCGATTACAACAACTGGCAAGGTCGTCGCGATGCCGCGAACACCAACCTGTTCAACATGGGGCAGCAGGGGTTTGGCAATCTCGGTGCGGCCTACACCGGCATGAATGCGCCTAATCAGGATTTGATGAACGTCGGTGCCATGAATGAGGATTTGGCAACCCGCAACAAGAATGACGAACTGCGCATCTTCAACGAGTGGCAGAACAAGCCATGGGAGCAACTCGGGCGCCTCAATGCGATTGCTTCTGGCGCGGGGGCAATGGGCGGCACGCAAACGACGACCCAGCCGGGGCAAAATCCGTTCCTCACGGCGGCAGGTTACGGCATGTCTGGTCTCGGCCTTCTCGGCGGCCTGTTTTAAGGGATAAACCACATGGCACTCTTCGATAATTTCGGCGCCAATCTTTTCCCCAGCATCCAGCGCAACAGCGATGCACTTCTTCAGTCCGGGCTTGGCCTTTTGGCAGGGAAGACAGGGAATGAGCAAGCAGCTCTCGGGCTGAAAGGCTTTTCCGATGCTCGCAAGCTGAACAAGACGGTTGAATTCCTGAAAAACGCCAATCCTGAACTTGCGCAGGCTGTTGAAGCTGGATCGCTTGGCGCTGGTGATGCCTACAAGCTCTACTATCAGCAGAAGCTTGAGGCTCAGAAGCCGCGCAACAACTTCATGGCGGTTGGCAAGAACCTGTACGACACAACGAATGGACAGTGGGTTTCGCCGCCGGCTGGTGTCGGTGGCGCCGATGATTCTGAATATGGATTGGCGCCGGTCTATGGCACGGATGCGCAGGGACGCACTGTGCTTGGCCAGCTTTCAAAGAACGGCACATTCCAGCAGACGAAATTGCCCGATGGCTTTACTCCGACGCCCGGAACCAGCACCAGCGATTTGGGGACGACCGTCGTAACCCGAAACAGCCGAACCGGCCGCATCATCGACACGCAGGAAAAAGACCTTGCCGGCGCCGAGCGAGACAAAGCCGTTGGAAAAAGCCAAGGTGATGCAGCGGCCACTTACAAAAGCATGGTCAGCAAGATGCCGGGCCTTGAGGGCGTCATTGGAAGGCTGGAAGGTCTTGCCGATGAGGCGACTTATACGCTTGCGGGCCGTGGCCTGGATTGGGGTCGCAGTCAGATCGGCATGGAGCCTCGTGACGCTGCTGTGGCGCGGGCGCAGTACAATGCCATGGTGGATAACCAGATCCTGCCGCTGCTGAAGGATACCTTTGGTGCGCAGTTCACGCAGAAGGAAGGCGAGACCCTGCGCGCGACCCTTGGCGATGACGGCAAATCCCCGGCCGAAAAGAAGGCCGTGCTTCGGGCATTCATCGAGCAGAAGCGGCGCGACGTCGAGGCGCTAGCACTTCAAGGGCTCGACAATTCGCCTGCACCGGCTGCTCCAAGCGGCAATCGAACGGCTGGTGGCTTAAATTGGAGCGTTGAACCGTAATGGCAACACTGAACATCAATGGTCGCAAGGTGAAGGTGGACGATTCCTTTTTGTCTCTGAGCCCGGAAGAGCAGAACGCTGCAGTAGATGAGATTGCCGCAACTCTCGGCAAAATGGCGCCAGAACAGCCATCCCCCAGTGCACCGAAAGCGGCGCGTAATGAACCGGAACGCCCGAAGGATGGCCGCGACAGCTTCCTTGGCAAAGCCGACACGTTCATGCGCGGCGCCGCCGACACGCTCTCGCTCGGCCTCGCTGATGAAATCGCAGCTCAGGCGAAATCCGGTCCGCTGACCGTGCAGAAGCCCAGCGATGACTATTACAATCGCGGCATCTTTGCCGGTTCACTCAATCCACTTGGCGCTCTTGCCCGGACCCTGAATGCACCGTTCGCATCCGAGACGAAGAACGCCGACTATGATCGGGCGCTGGCCGAACAGAGAGCCATCGACAAGTCGGATTCGGATAACCGTGGCGGCTATCGTATCGCGGGTCAGATTGCCGGTGGTGTCGGTCAGGGCGTTGGCCTCGCCAAGCAGGGGCTGTCTCTTGCGGGGAACGCTGTCAATCGTGGTGCAGGGCTGGCGCGTGTCTCTGGGGCTTCTCTGGCTGATGGTGCCATTCTCGGCACAGCGCAGGGCTTCGGCAGTGGTGAAGGCGTGGAAGGCCGCATCAAGGGTGCGCTCACCTCTGGCGCGATCGGTGCTGGCATTGGAGCCGTTGCTCCCGGTGCCGTCGCTGGTGTGTCCAAAGTAGCCAAGGGCGCAGTCGCCCCGCTGTTTGCGCCGTTCATGCCGGAGCCATACGCTCGTGAAGCAATTGCGCAATCATTGCGTCGGTCCGGCAAAACGCCCGAGCAGATCGCCCGCATCATGCGCGTTGCTGCCGACGAGGGACAGCCGATGTACAACGTGGCCGACGCCATGGGCTATACCGGTGAACGCCTGATGTCCACCGTGGCGCGCAATCCGAGCGAAGCTCGACAGTCAATCGTGGAAACTCTCAGGAACCGTCAAGGCGGTCAGGGAGAGCGTTTAGCGCAGTTCGTGGCCGAAGGCCTGGAAGCCCCTGACACAGCCGCTCAGCGAGCCGCAACACTCACCGCTGATCAAGAGAAGACAGCGAACGCACTTTACAACGCGGCGCGCAAAGACGCTGGCCCGGTCAATGTCACTCCGGTTATCGAAGCGATCGATGAAACGCTTTCGCCTGGTGTAAACAGCCTTTTGAGCCCGCGCGACAAAATCGCAAACGACAGCATCGAGGGTGCGCTTCAGCGAGTCCGCAATTTGCTCACCGATGGGCGCTCAAACGTGACGGACTTCAACGTCCTGTTCCGCACGAAGTTGGATCTTGATGATATGATCAAGAACGCCGAAGGCAAGGGAGCGGGCAACCGAGCGCATTACCTGTCTCGCGTACAGAAACTTATTGATGATGCCTTGGCCGATGCATCACCAACCTACACAAGGGCAAGGGACACGTTCGCGCGGGATGCTCGGCGTATCGAAGCGGTGGACACAGGCAGTGCTGCGTTCCGCCCATCCAGCCGCGCCGCCGACAACATCTCGCGCTTTGCACGCATGACCCCGGAAGAACAGGCAGGGTTCCGCGTCGGTTATGCCGATCCTGCAATTGCTCGTTTGGAAAGCGCGTCCCTGTCTCCGACGACGAACAAGGCCCGCATTCTTCAGACGCCAAAGACCAAGGAGGAACTGCAGGCGTTTGCTGTTCCCGACAATGCGCAAGTTCTCGGCCGGCGTGTCGGTCGTGAGCAGAGGATGTTCGACACGGCTGCCGCTGCACTCGGCGGTTCTAAAACTGCCGACAATCTGGCTGATGCAGCAGATGTTGCCAAGTTCGACCCGAGCGTTATGTCGAACCTGTTTCATGGCAACTATGTCGGTGCGCTGACAACGGCACTGGCCAAGGCCCTGACGACGGCAAAGGGAACGCCGCCGAAGGTAATCGAGAACATCGCTAAAACTCTGCTGGAAACCAATCCTGAGGCTGCCCTGCGCATCCTGTCGCAGAGCTCGCAGAAACTTGCGGCTTCCGATCAGCTACTGGGCAGGATTTCTCAGGGGGTTGTCAGTTCAGGAGCGGCCGGCGCCGGGCGGCTTTGACTTCCACCAGTCGGGAACCTTGTTGCCGGTGATGTCGATCGCCCACGCGACAATGCCGCCGCCGGTCATGAGACCTAGTGCGACGGACCGCCAGTCGATTGGGAAATAATACAGGTTACCGACCCAAAAGATTGCAATCAGCGGCAGCACGATTTTCCACGGTCCGGGTCCGCGGTCGATTTTCGGCTCTTCTGGATCGTGTTCAATGAAGTGTGGTTCGCGCATGTCGCGGATTATGCACAATCCAGAGAGGAAATGAAGATGAAAGCAATCGAGATAAATGGCGTGTATCAAGTGGAGCCGGAGACGGATCGTGAAAAAACCGTCCTCGACTTCCTTATCAAGAGCTACTCTCGTAAAACTACCACGGGAGATTGCTCTCCAGCCACTTGTTCACATCCTCCGGGCCTTGACCATAAAAAGGTCTTTTCAACGTGACGACGTAAAAATTATCGTTTCCATCGAGATGTTTCGAGAAGCGATTGTATACTTGTTGTGGGGTCTCATCTGTCACTATCGCGTATGACGATTCTGAAAGCTTCGCCCACGCCGTATTGTCAATCTCTTCGGTAATTTTTGGCCTCACAGTTTCTTTGTTGAGGTCATAAGTCACGATGTAGACAGCCATAAATACCCCCTTTGGTTGCGGGGGCATCATTGAATCATTTTTCGGAAGAGTCGAGGCGGTTCACTGAGCCGCCTTTTTCTATGGAGCCGTCATGCAGCTTAGAGACAAGCGAGACCTTTACGAGCAACTGCTTGACGAGCCCAACGTTCAGCGCGCACTCGGCACAATCCGGGCCGCTGAAGGCACTGCGAGGTTTACCAACCCGTATTCCGTTGGGTTCGGCGGTCGACCGGTGCAAAGCTTGGCGCAGCACCCGAACGTGTCAGCGTCGTTCAGGGACAATTCCGGCAAGCGCGGCAAGACGACGGCGGCCGGCGCTTATCAGTTCCTTGGTGGCACATGGGGAGACATTAGCAAGTCGCTTGGCCTTCCGGACTTCAGCAAGAAAAGCCAGGACATTGCTGCTGTTGGCCTTCTGGATCGAGCCGGCGCGCTCGGCCATGTCATGTCCGGCAACCTCAAGGGGTTCGTGAACTCCGCAAAAGACACATGGGCTTCCTTTCCGGGGTCTCCGTATAACCAGCCGACGAAATCCATGTCCTTCATGCAAGAGGCATGGGGTGCGCCAGTCGCAAGCGCCTTCCCCGAGATCCGCAACGTTCCAACGCCCACGGCTCGCCCTGAGCCAACCTACACTGCTCCACTATCGTCCGTTCAACGCGCCCCCTTGCAAGAGGTCTCCATGTCACCCTTCGATGCCAGCCGCTTCGGCCCGGCCACATCATCCCCTGTGTTTGACGCCACGCGCTTCGGCACACCAGATCCCGTAGCGCAGGGTAAAGCGGCGTTGCAGCGCGGGCTGCTCGATCAGCAGCTTTCCGTTGGCATCCTGCCAAACATCCCGCCAGCTGTCGAAGAGGTCCCGGGTTACGTTGATCCGAGGGTTTCGGCTCAGCCGTCTGTCGCAGTCTCTCAGCCGAACCCGGCCATGTCGATTTCGCAGATGGCCACTGGCTCCGTTGCCGCACCCCAGATTTCTGCCCAGCAACAGCAGATCGCAGACCAGACGACAAGGGACATGCGCAATCGCGGGATTCTCGGAACTCTCGGCGGCGCTGTTCTCGGTGGTGCGCTGCTTGGCCCGGTCGGCGGCCTCCTTGGCGGCTATCTCGGCAAGACCTTCTCGAACACTGGCTATCACCCCGCCGCGCCTGAGCGCCTCAATCCGAACGGGGTCGATGACAGGAGCTACGGGGGTCTGAACGACTACGGTCAGAATGCATACAACGAAAGCAAGGATTTCCGTGACGCCGTGGACAGCAAATCCCCAGGCCTTTGGTAAGGAGAGCCGCCTATGGCAAAGAATTCGGTCCTCGACTACAGCAACATTCCCGACAACAACACCGATATGGGCGGTATCGGCATTCAAGGAGCGTCGGCGGTCAACAACTTTGACAATGCCTTTCGCACCTTCATGTCGCAGATCGCCAAATGGACAGACGGCAGCACCATTGCGTCCGGTACGACGACGGACCTGTCGACTGTTGAAGGCATGTACGTGTCCATTACTGGCGCCAGCACTATTACCTCGTTTGGAACCGCGAAAGCCGGGTGGATAAAATTCGTCCGTTTCACGGGCGCCGCAACCATCACGCACAACGCTACGTCGATGATCCTGCCCGGTGGCGCGTCCATCACGGCGGCTGCTGGAGATACCGCTGCGTTTGTATCTGATGGTTCTGGTAACTGGCGCTGTCTGTTCTACACGCCTGTCACGGTAAAGTCGTTTACCGGATACATCTCTCCCAACTTCAATCTGGTTTACAACACGTCAGACCAGATAACATTTCCCTCTGGTTCTGTTGCCGCGGATGGTCCCATCCCCATTTTGATGGTCCACCCTTCCGGCACGGTCTCGCTAGGCACAGCATTCGGGACGGGCAGCGGCGGCCGGTTTGACTCCGCCGTGGCTAACGGCACTTGGCATTGCTTCGTTATCAGTAACGGCACCCTGGTTTCTCGTGGATTTTCTCAGGCTCTTAACCCAACAACGCAGCCGAACTACCCGGCTGGGTTCCCGTTCTACCGTCGCGTTGGATCGGTAATCCGCAGCGCTGGAGCTATCCGGTCTTTCGTTCAGCGCGAGGATCATTTTGACTACTCCACCCCGCCTACGGAGCGAAGCAGCACGGCGGGGCAAGCTGAAACTCTACTGGCCCTTGGCGTTCCGTTCGGAATTGTTACGCAGCCCAAACTCGCCTCTCAGCAGCAACAGGCAGCCGCCGGGAATGCTCAGACGTTTTTCGGATCAGCAGGCGGATCGACATCGCCATACGTCATTACCACCGCAGCGGGCGATACTGATTCCGCGGTCATTCCTGGCGGCGTCTTTACGGACACCTCGAGCCGGATACAGTTTGCGGTCGAAATCTTCAGCGGCTCATTGTCTTTGAACTCGCTCATTACCTTGGGCTGGATCGACACACGAGGGAGAGCATAATCATGGGTTACTACGTTCAACGTGTTGAGACCGGCGCCATCGTCGGGCTGTATGCGAGCTTTCAGGAAGGATTTGCAGAAGAGTTTCTGGAAGATGACAATCCGGAAGTTATCGCTTTCCTCAATCCTCCTGAAGTGTTGCTGCCAATCACCAAGCGCCAGCTTCGTCTAACTCTTGTTAGGAATGGCATCGCCCTGTCTACGGTAGAGGCTGCAATCGCTTCCATGCCTGAAGGCCTGCCGAAGGAAGAGGCAAAGATCGAGTGGGACGATGCCAGCACGTTCAACCGCAATCACCCGACACTTTTGCTCATCGCTTCTGCCCTCGGCATGACCGAAGCGCAGGTTGACGCCATGTGGCGCGAAGCCGTGACGGCTTAACTGGGAGGGGCCCGCCACTCCGCCAAGCGACGGACCCCGGTGCCGCGGCCTGTTTCAGGGGCACGCGACAGGCGTGTTTTTAAAGCCGTCGCCACATGCCCTCAATCTCAGAAGTTACCCCTCATTCAGAGAAGCCTACTTTTTCAGGGGTATTGCGTGATCAAATTCTCGCGATGAAATAAATAGAGGCCCGCAGGGCCGGGGGGCAGTTGCGGGCCTCTGTCAGGTCGCTGGGCGGAGCGACCACGCGCAAAGTGGCCCCGGGTGCATGAACGATAGATGAACGACTCGCCTCCGCTATGGGCGAGAAACAACCCGTAAAAATCAGGAGAACATCATGGCACGACGCATCAACGCGGCGGGGCTTTCGCACATCATGCAGTGGGAAGGCAAACGGCTCGTCGCATATCCCGACGTCGCAGGCATTTGGACCATCGGCTATGGACACACCACGGCAGCCGGTATTCCGCGTGTCCGCGAAGGCATGCGGATCAGCGACAAGGAAGCCGAAGACATCCTGAAGGATGATCTGCGCAAGTTCGAGAACCGCGTGAATTCCTTGGTTAAGGTGCCGTTGAGCGACAATCAGTTCGCCGTTCTCGTCTCCTTCGACTTCAACACTGGTGCTCTCCACAAGTCCACGCTACTGAAAAAGCTGAACGCCGGCGACTACGACGCCGTGCCGGCCGAACTCATGAAGTGGGTGAATGCTGGCGGCAAGCGCGTGCAGGGCCTCGTCAATCGTCGTGCCGCCGAAGCTGGCCTTTGGGCCAAGGGCGAGTTCGTTTCCAGCAACACCGTCGAAGCTGTTCGCGCCGTACCCAAGAAGGACGTGGCCGTTATCGGCGGCACTGGTCTTGCCGGCGCCGGCGCTGCGATCGGTCCCGCAATCCCCGATGTGGTGGATGCTGTCTCAAGCCAGCGCGACGAACTGACGAGCGGGCAGTGGGCGCGCGTAATCGTCGCCGTTCTGATCCTGTCGCTCACGCTCTGGGGCATCTGGCAGAAGGTCAAGTCGTGATGTGGGCCCTCATCCCTAACTGGCTGAAAATCGCTGCTGGTGGCCTTCTCTGCGCCGTTATGCTGTCTTCCGGCTCCTACTGGCTCGGCAAGCGCGAAGGCCGCTCACAGGCGGCCACAGAGGCTTTGGCCAAGACCGTCGAAGTCCTTCAATCAAGGAACGAAACCAATGTGGAAATCACTTCTTCCGCTGCTGCTGAGCTGTGCGCTCATTTCGGGCTGCCAGACGACCAACGTGTCGAATGTGTGCGCAGGCTGGAGCAAGCTGACGCCGACGCTCGAAACCGCGCTCAAGATCACGATGGACGACCGGCAGTTCGCTAACCAGGTCGCGTCACACAACGCCCATGGCGTGAAACAGAAATGCTGGTGAGGATTGCACAATGATCGGTCTTGGACTTGGCCTGTCTCTCGGGGTGTCTGGTAAGCCGGGGAAGAGCACACGAGCCTTTAGCCCTCTGAAGACGAAGCTTGAGGCGGGGCAAAACGTCAACATCTTCGTCAATGGCGACAGTACAGCTTATTCTGATTTTGGTGTCTATTACCTGTTTTCCAAGATGTTGGGCGACAAGTACGACGCAACCGTCGTCATGCGTCGGTGGGCGGAATATGACCCCGTGGCGGGTACGTGGACAGGCCCGAAGGATTATGCGGCGCCGGTAACGCTCCGCACGGGAACGGCGCAGACTATCAACGTCTATCTAGCGGCAATTCCGAGCAAGGTTGCGGGAACGATTTTCGATGGCACCCGCAAGCCTACCGCTGTCGATGCCATCCCGACGCCTGACATTTGCATCATGCATCAGGGCCATAACATGCAGTCGTTTCCAACGATTGCAGGCGCAACGGGGCTGGCATTCTATTCCAACGGCATTGGTAAATGGCTCGGCCCGATCGGGATGCAGGAAATCCAGTGGCCCAATGTTCCGCAGTTGGTCACGACGCAAAACCCTTGGAAGGACTACAGCGATGCCTACAAGATGTACAATGCGATCCAGTACGCTGTGCAGGCTCATCAGGGGCTTTCGCTTGTAGATACCTACACGCCCTTCATTGCACGTGGCAACGCCTCCAATCTTTTCCGGGGCGGAGATAACATCCACCCAAGCGACAGCGAAGCGAATAGCGCCGGCGCGCAGCTTCAGGCCGACACGCTGATGGCCTCGTTCAACGGTTCCGCAGCAAAGCCTTTCACAACCCCGGCTTGGCCTCTTGTCTCAGCAATAAACCTGATCGACAACGGCGACTTCTCCAACTGGTCTGGCGCTCTTCCGGTCGGCTGGACAGCTGCCGGGACAGGTTTGACTGTCACGAAGGAAACCACCATCAAGTATGGGGCTGCGGCCTATTCATGCAAAATCGCACCCGGCACGGGTGTCTCGGCCCAAACCTCCTACTTGGCCAAGTACCTTTCGGCGCAGGAGATGGGTCGCATCGCAGGCAAGACAGTCTGTTTTGCAGCCCTCTGCTATTCGGTAAGGCCGCAGGTAAACCCTTCTTGTTATTTCTCGGTGAAGAACGCATTCGGGAACATCCGCGATTACGTCACCGCTGGCGTCATTGACTGCCAGGACGGATGGATGTGGCACATTTCTGTCGGGATTCCGATCGTCAACGATCCTAACGAGGCGTGGCGGTATCTCCGCCTTATCCCTTCTCAGCAGGTTCCGAACCCGGCGACCAGTGATCCTTTGATCGTCCAGCGCGTGCTGATCACCGAGGGCTTGTCACCCAAGGGCATCATCGCCTGACGCATCACCCCCGACCTATGGCCGGGGCTTCTTCAACTCGCATATCAAGGGTTTTTGCCGATGGCACCTGAAATTGACGCTGCAGTTCATCGGCAGCTTGGCGAACTCGTTGCGGGCATGCACAGCCTGCAAGAATCGATCAAGCGGGTAGAGGACCAATCCAGACGATCAGAAGATAGATCAGCGGAGAGCCGTGCCACTGTTCATCGACGCATGGATGAAATGGTTACCCGCGTGGGATCGGTGGAAACATCGGTATCGGCTCTGAAGGAAGACGTATCAGAAATGAAGCCAGTTACGGATGATGTCCGGCGTTGGCGGCTCATGGGCATTGGTGCCTTGAGCATGATCGGCATTGCAGGCGTGGCTCTGGGGGTGTCCTTCGCGGACGCGCTCAAACGGATCGCAGGCTTGCTGATCGGCCGGATTTGATGTTCCAGTGCGAGGGATATCTCTGACTATAGATACCTTGCTGGAATGGGAGGCAGTCCCATGTTCGCTCTGTGCCAGTTTTCGATCTCTTTGCAGAACGATGGAATAAACGGATGGGAAATCGTCGGATGCGTCTCCCCGTCAGGCGTGAACCATGGATGATCCTCTGCATCATGGTGATATTTCAGATCCATGTTGCCCTTACATCCGTCAATGAAATTTGAGTCTAGTGAGCATACTACAGCTTACTTGATCGCAAAAAGAAACCTCGCGGACCAAATCGCGCAGCCCACAGAGAAAACTGGAAAAACGAACTTGGGACTAGAAGCTAAAGAATTGGCCACCCTGCTGGAGAAGGCGCTAGTTGGCGACTTCGATACGACGAAGGTGTCACGCGCAGCTTACGAAGTTTATCATCAGTATGGATTGGATCTCACGCCAGAGATGGACCGCATAATCCTCACATTGATGGCGATGGAAGAAGGCCCGGAGTTTGAGTTAAACGAGAGCGAGATTCGAGGCCTTATAGCGGATCTTGCGTCCGTGTAGTGGAGCCTGAACAATTGATTGGATGGTTCACCCAAAAAAGTTGAATTACCCGAGCCGTAGAGCAAAAAGAAACCCGCCGGAGCGGGTCAGATAGTGTCCCAAATGCCTTTCATGTTTTGGCACTCCGCTGCGACATCCTTCATGAGCGCGGTAGTTGATTTAACGCCATCAAATACAGTTCCTGACGCCACGTCGATCACCTTGCAATATAAGGGGTGCACAATCTCATCATCGGCAGCGACATGGAGTTTGCAGAATTCCTGTAGGACGGCGGAAACGTAATCAGCGGATTCCTTGGTATGTGGATGGGTTTTTGAGAAATGGAGTTTCCACCCTCCAACGTACTTCTTGCCCTTTGGACCGGTACCACGAATTATGATTTCTGGACGAACAGAGATGTTCACGTTGTGAAAGGTTAGCTTGGGAGGGTTGTGCGGCCCAAGCTTCGGCTCAAGGCCCTCCATGTCGATATTGTCGAGCATCTCCGAAAACCGCTCAAGGGCGTCCACGTTCGCAGAAATTCGTCTTGCCGTTCCGACCTTGTCAGTCTTTATTTGGTTGAGATTAGCCTGCTGCTTTGTCAGAGGCGATGGGTCAACCGCGCCTTCAGCGAGATAGAGTGATATTGCTTCCGCTGCCTCGCGATGAAATATCCCCGGGTTAAACTCAGGGTCTGGGTACTTCCGGTCAGAAAGGATTTTTCTCTTTCTGGCTGCCTTGCAAACGATATACTCCGCCAGCTTATTTACCGAGATTGAGGGATTGTTTACCATGTCAAGTGCATCCTATGGGGTGAACGGAGATAATGTCATGACATTCCAGGCAGTCGCAAAATTTTCCAACGATGAGCGTCTATGCATCTGTGAAATCACTGACGCTGAAGCTGCTCTAGCTGTTGAGGATTCTCCTTTTGTTGATGGGTTCGGCCTTTATCTCGTCAGGGTGAGTGCATCTAACCCAATGGCGCCGGCCGTCGTTTTGGCTAAGTTCACATCGGAAGAAGCCGCGACAAAAATGGCGAATTTCTTCAGATTTACGGGGACGCTGGATCAGGCTGCCTGATTTCACTTGTTCCCCACCTCGTCCCGTTTCATCCGCTCAAGCTCGTCTGCGCCCAGCGCAGCCTCAAGCACTGCATCCACCTCTGGCAAGAAGCTCTCCCACATCGGCCTATCATTGAACTTCGTGTTTTCCGGCACGTCGCTCAGTCGGCACAGGGCGCGGGCGGCTCGTTCTCGGGGAGGACGTGGGCGCTTCATAAGAAGATCACTCTCTTATCAATGTGAAAGCTTATCGCATGCAGTTTCTTCAACTCGTCCGTCTCATCTCGCCTAAGCTCGTTGGTCGCTTCGACAACAGCATTCGTATGCCTTCTGCTGCATCAAGCAGTACGTGCACCTTTTCATCTTCGGAGAGCTTGCCGGTCTCCATAGATGCCGTGCGGAGATAGCTCATCAAATCACGATTGATTGGTTCGCCAGGTACTTCCTGATGAAGTCGTTGAACCATATTAATCGTTCTATTCAGCAGCGTTCTCACTTGATGTGAAGTGAGATTCGGCACGTCCAACGCCGCTTTCTCCAACTCTGAAATAAGCCCCTTAGGCATATGTTCAGCCCTCCCGCTTGGTCCATATTCTCTGCTCTTCAAATGAGAACACGCGATAAGCGAAGAGTCTATGTGTGAAATCTATATGGTCGAGTGTGAGGCCGCGCCGAATTTACTTGAAGCGCATAACAGATTTAAGGGGGATTCTCGCGATCAAATGGCCGTCGCCGCGAATAACTTCAAACGAGCTGCCATCTACGACTTCGTCCTTGAGAATTTTTTCAGAGAGCATTTCTCTTGCGGCTTGAACGGCCTCTTGTCTGGCCTGCTCATCAGTTGAGAGAATTGCTCCCTCCATATCCACGGAAAGCCCTTCAGCGTCTCGGACGTGGAAATAGTACCGTGGCATAGCGAAATTCCCGGCATGCGTTCAAAAAATCTCGATATCAACGATCAGTCACTTGGTATTGTTCCGCAGCTTAATGCCCCGTGCAGATGCAGAACGCTCGGCGTTATTCGAGCTCACCTAAAAAGAAACCCTCCGGCGGGGAGGGTTCTAATCGTGCCAACTAAAGGGCACTAGGAGCAATGGGCGGAGGGGGGAAGTTCCGTCCGGCCCTAAAACTCGCGACGAGAAAATCGGTTCCGAAAAAATCAGCCGTTGAGGCCTGTCTTGTGAACGTCCTTGATGGCTTCGTTCAGGCAGAGTGGCGCGAATACGATGATTGAGGTTGAGTTCCAGACCTAGACGAAAACCCGCCAGCAGCCTCGTACTGCCAGCGGGTTCTCAACTTCCCGCCAATTGGCGGGAAGTTCAACGTGCCCAGTCGGGCACTTTGATCAAGCCGCACATTTGAGCGGGCTGAACTTGTGGACGATTGTCCCGAAGTTCTCGATCTCCGTAAAGGAGGCGCAGATCAATTGCACCAATCAATGTGCATATTAAAATCTGCCATCTGCTTTCCTTGGGGACTTACACTAATCGTCCCAGTAGTTGACCTTCACTGGCGGATCACCTTCCGGGTCATAAAGCGGGTCTGGATCGGCGAAAAGCTGCTTGGTCTCTAGTGATGCTTGGATTGTTTCCACACTGGTTTGCTCTTCAATGTGCTTCAGACGCTGTTGGGCCCACTCGAACATGCGCCGGTAATCGCCCGGGACGTCTTCGCTGGTAGGAACAGTCGCAAGGGTGTCGCGCAAATCGTCCGCCTCACGGCGAGCATCGGCAATACCTTGCAAAAAGGCAAGGCGGTCGCTTTCACGCTTCGTACGCTGCTCTGCCATTTTCCTACGAGATGCCATATGCGCTCGACGCGCAGCCTCCTGGCGATTTCGCTCATCGTTTTCGCGCGCGGCGACATGCGCGATCCGATAGTTCTCTACAATTTTGGCTAGATGGTCCTCGATCGTTTTGGCCTCGGTATCACACCACTCCGTTTTGATCCCAGCACCTGGGCCGTAAAAGTGTAATCTCAATCTCCCCACATGCACGTACGTGAAGTGCTGCCAGCCACTGCGGGATATCTCGACTTGTCGCTTTCTCGGAGCGTCAATAGTGAAGCCCAATGTTGTCCCATCTTTCGCGAAGCCCAGCCTGGCGGACGTGGCAGCAAACGCAAAACCATAAGGTTCGAGTTCAGCGCAGAGGCTGTTTAAAATGGCGCCGACGCGAGGCACGTCTTTTGGGGTAACTTTTGCGCCCTTCAGTGAAACGTACCCATCTCGATCGATCTCACGACTTCGGAGTTCAGCGACAAAGGATTGGACTTCAGATCTAAGCTTTCCTGTATGAATTACGACAGGCCGCTCGTCTTTGCCTTGGGATGTGGGAGGAGATTTTCGTGGTTGAGGCTGCGCAGGAGGAAATTTTTCAGCTGGAGAAGGCTGACGCAGACGCTTGTTCTCACCCTCCATTTCTCGCAGAGCAGTCTCGAGAATTTGGGTTACGTAAGGGCTACGGGTGCTCACCGGCCTGGTGCCAATGTGCACCGTATGGAGCGCTGTATTCTCGACCGCTCGCAGCGGCGTTCGCTTGACAGTTTGCCCGGCGTCAATTTTTGCCCAATACCCCCTCGATGGCACTGGAATTAGATATCGCTCGCAGGTTTTTGCCAAACCTCGGTCTGATAGGCCGTACGTCTCCGCTAGCTTCTGCATAGGTGTGGACCACACCAGTTTGTAAAGCTCCTCGCGCGACATCGATCTCTTAGGATTTTCCATTGATGCTTCGTCCTGGTGAAAAACTGTGCCCTCATACCTATGAATCGATAGGACCTCTGCCAGCTCTCGCAGCCTCGACCTTTTTGCGAAAAGCTTTTAACTCCTTCCAGGCTTTGGCACCTTCGGGTGTAAGCGATATTCGTTCGTCTCCGGTTTTGGCAGTATCACTCGGTAAAATGCTGACGAAGCCACGGCGTTGAAGGCTGTTTATTGTAGCTTTTCCCAAGCCCGCTATTCCTCGACAAGGAAGAGGCTTACCGACCCCGCGAGTCGCCAACTTCTTCATCGCTGGCTCTTCCCATTGATTAAGTGCTATTTCCTCTGGTGGTTTACCCAATAGCAGCTTGATTTCGTCCCGAACTGCCATCAGTTCCCTCTCATCCTCCATAGCCTCTTCAGCGTCTATCTTTGCATCCCAGTCATCGTCATCCTGCCACGCTCTCATAATGCTGTCTGTTTGCGGGGAAGCCGGAACCTCCCTGACGACAATCGCCCACCCCTTCATTCTCACATAGTAACGGCGGCTCACCGAATAGAATTTTGTGGTTGGCATATCGAAGCAGAGCGTGTCGCCGACGTTTGGGCACGCTCCGAAGTGCGAAAGCGGAAAATCGAGAACAGACGATAGGGAATCGCCGTCAATCATCTCATAGATGCGGATACGTGCATGGGTTTCGTTGGCCAT